TGGATGTACAGTCTAATAAGATTACTACAGCAACCAGTAATGGTAACGTAAAAATAGAACCTAACGGTACAGGTGTTGTAGAAGTTAGAGGAGCTGGCGGTAACGATGGTACACTACAGCTTAACTGTTCTCAACAGAGTCATGGTGTAAAAATTAAGTCCCCTGCTCATAGTGCTAATGCAAGTTACACACTTACTCTTCCTACAACAGACGGAAATAATCATGAGCTTCTTAAAAGTGATGGCAGTGGTAACTTAAGTTGGACTACAGTTGGTGCAGATAATATTGCAACTAATGGTGTTACAGAAGCTAAGATTGCTACTGACGCTGTAACAGTTAATAAAATTGCAGCTAATTCAGTAACTACAGCTAAGATTGCAAACAGTGCAGTTACATCAGATAAAATAGCTGCTAATGCAGTTGGTGCAGCTAGAATAGCAGATAGTGCAATTACTTCGGCTAAAATAGCTGCTAATGCAGTCGGTACAGCTAGGATTGCAGACGATGCAGTTACTTCAGCTAAGATTGCAGACGATGCTGTTACTGCTTCAAAAATAGCAGACGAACAGGTTGGTACTAATGCTCTTGATAGTTTTTCTGTTACTAGCTCTAAAATAGCTAGTAATGCAGTTGGTGTAGCAAAGATAGCATCAAACGCAGTTACAACAGCTAAGATTGCAGATGAAGCTGTAACACTAGCTAAACTACCACACGGCACATCATCTAACAATGGTAAGTTTCTACGTGCAAACAACGGAGCAGATCCTACGTTTGAAACTGTAGATTTAACTACTAAATTTACTAAAGCTGGTGGAGATACAATTACAGGTGACTTCACTATAGCTTCTGGAACAACTAACAAAAATATTAATGTAGATGTTAGTAATAGAGTTAGATTTGACGATAATCTAGAAGCTACATTTGGAAATTCGGATGATCTAAAAATTTATCATGATGGCACGGACAGTTTTATTCATAGCGATACTGGAAAATTAATAATAGATACACCATTAGATTCAAATGAAACAATACACATTAGAGGAAATAGTGGTGAAGAAAGTATTGTTGTTACAGGTAATGGTTCAGTAGAACTATATTACGACAACAGTAAAAAGCTTGAAACAAACAGTTCAGGTCTAAACGTTACTGGTAATGTCCAGTTAAATGACGGTTATAAATTACATTGTGGAAATGGTCAAGATTTAAAAATCTACCATCAGTCTAGCGACAACAACTCTTATATAGAAGAGTCAGGAAGTGGAAGTCTAGTTGTAAAAGCTGATGATTTCTATGTACAAAATGCTGGAGCTAACCATTCACAACTTATATCAGACTCTGATGCTGACGTTAAGTTGTCATTTAATGGTACAGCAAAACTTCAGACTACTACTGACGGAGCTAAAGTCATGGGTACTGGTAACTTTGTTTTACCTTCTGGAACTACAGCTCAAAGAGGTTCTGCTGCAACTGGTGCTATACGTTATAATACTACAACTAGCCAACTAGAAGTATATAACGGATCTGCATGGGCTGGAGTCGGAGCAAGCTCACCACAAATTTATAAAGTAACAAACACTACAACTACTGGTGCTGCTGGTACAAGTATGGTTATTACTGGAGAGGATTTTGTAAGTGGTGCAACTGTACACTACATGGGTGGCGATGGTACTTCTGTTGCTGCTGGTTCAGTAGCTTTTAATAGTTCTACACAGCTAACAGCTGTCAGCCCTGCATTACTTGTAGCTGGTGCTCCTTATTCTATTAAGGTAACTAACCCTGATGGCGGTGAAGCTGTAGCTGCACCCGAAGTAGAAGTTACTGCTGGTTCTGCTCCAGCGTGGACTACAGCGTCTGGACAAATTGGTAGTAACCAAGTTAAGAACGTAGCTGTAAGTGGATTAAGTGTAGCTGCTACAGATGCTGATGGTGCTGTTACATATTCTGAAACAACAAGTGTGTTAACATCTAACGCTAACACCCCTGCTGCAACTATGAACTTGTCACTAAACAGTTCTACAGGTGCTATTACAGGTACAGCTCCAAACGTTACATCTGATACAACTTACAACTTTACACTTAGAGCAACCGATACTGCTGGTAACACAACAGACAGAAACTTTAATATTGTAGTTCTTGCTGCACCTGCAGCTATATACTGGTTTGCTGGTAGTGGCTACGGTAGTACTGGTAGTAGATCAGGTACTTCTTGGAGTCATACAGGATACAACCCTAACGCATCTGGTGGTGGTAATGCTAATAGTAATAGATTACGTGTATATGGTAACGGTACTGGCGGTACATACGCTGGATTCCATCACTTCTTATACAGTAATGCTATAACTATACCAACAGGTCACGATAGATGCCAAATATATATTTCAAGTATATATACTAACAACAACGGATACCGTTACAACCAAGGTAATGGTTGGACAACATCACAGCCAAGTGGTAACTCACATGGTTCTGGAGCGTTTGGTGCACGAAACATGGGTTCTCATGGAAGTGGACTACAAACTTATGATGTTCCATCAACTCATCAAGGTGTAACTAGATACTTCCAGATGTTTGTATTTGGTGGACAGAACGGTGTACAGTATCAAGAAATTACATTAATTAAGACATATAACCAAAATAATCCATAATGGATATACCGACTATAGATATACCTCCAGTACCTAGATACGAAACAATATCTATACCGCTACCTACAGCTGAGGTTCCCAGTTATGTCCCTCTAGTAGTACCTCCTAGCGATCTTAGAGAGCCAGAGGGTACACAACCAGAGACTACAGAAACTGTGGAATCAACGCCCCCACCGAGCTTAAATATACCTTTTATTAATGCAGAGGTTCCTTTACCTACTGCAGATACGGTAGTAGTTGCAGGTTATGCAGCAGTATCAGCTGTTGCTGTAACTACTTTTGCTCAACCTTTTTTCGATACTATAAAGAAAAAACTACAAAAGTTATTACAAGGTAAGATAGACAAATGGAAGAAAAGAAAAAAGGATTAGTCAGTAAGTTAAAAGATATTGCTGAAGATAAAGAACATCAAATAGAAATCCTAGGTACTTTTGTTCGACTAGGCGTAGTCGTTTGGTCTGGTTTTATTATTACCATGAACTACGTAGATATTCCTATGGTTAAGAAAGCGGGAAACAGCGATATTACTTTTGTGGCCAGCGTTTTTACGGGAGCACTAGCTACATTCGGTCTTACTACTGGTAAGAACGGAAGTAGTAAAACACCTACAAATTGCCCTATGATGGCAAAGAAACAAGACCCTCCAAAAACATGAAAAAACTAATTCTTGTTTTAGCTTTGCTAATACCTGCAGTAGCTAGAGCAAATACCGTCACGCCACAATTTACCACAGGGTCGATGAACAGCACGACCACCACAACCCAGACTATAACTGAAGTTACGCAGAAACAAGTATTTGGAGCGGAAGTGTCCACTTGGTCTGGTACTAACGTTACTCCATCTGCTGATATAACAGCAACTGGGACAACATTTAGTGTTACAGATAATACATTACCTTGGACACTAGAAACAACTACAAGATCTGCTGGATTAGTAGAACAATGGGATATAAACACAACCTATACAATAAACTCCACTACAAACTCCTTGTCTGTCTTTTCACAGTAAGTTTACCAGTTTTAGCTGAAAACGATAATGTAAGTAACCCAGTGGCTGCAGCTACGGGAAATGTCACAAATCAGGCAATACAATTCCAAAACAATGGTAATGGTTCCAGGCAACAGTTTGGTTCTAACATAAGTTGTAATGGCTCTACTATGACATTTAGCCCTTTTTATATGGGTAACGATACACAGCCACAGACAGAAGATGGATATGTAATCTCAGAAAATTGGGGGTTTCAGATTAATTTCTCAGTACCCCTAAATAGAGATTTGACTAGACAATGTCAAGAAATAGCAGCTCGACAAGAAGAGAAGATGCAACTTGACTATGAACTTGTCAGAGCACTTAAATGTGCAGAATTAATGCAAAAGGGCTTTACGATACGCCCTAATACTCGTGTTTATCACTTGTGTTCAGACATCGTACCAATTCAATCATTATTACCGAAGTAACATGTTAGCACTAATCAAACCACTCGTCCTTACTGGATTAAAAAGCCCAAAATTTAAACAGTTTGTCGTAGATTTACTACAAAAATTAGTAGAGTCAACTGACAACGAGCTTGATGATAAGGCACTACAAATAGTTAAAAAAGGACTAGACATTAAATGAAAAGAGCAGGAGAAGAACAGTTTAACGAATTACATAATTTAGTTACAACTGAGCTTATAGACAGAATACGTAGCGGTGAAGCTACTACCGCTGACCTAAAAGCTGCTGCTGATTGGCTCTATAAAAATGATATAACAGGTGTAGCGTTTGACACGTCACCATTATCTCAACTAGCAGACATTATGCCTAATGTCGATTTTGACACAGTACAAAAATCAGTAATTAGAAATGGCTCCTAGACGATTACCACGTAAACAACTTAAACGAAGTGCAAGAAACTACAGGGATAACCCCGCATCCAGAGCAAAGAAAAACGCTTACAACAGAAAGCGTAACAAATCCAAAGAAGCCATTGCCTACAGAGTGGAACTTAAAAGAGCCCGTAGAAAAGCGGGGGCAGAAGGTAAGGGCGGTAAGGATTTTTCACACACTAAGTCAGG